CGTTTTTAAAGACCCGCTTCTCCCATACATTAGCCTTGCCTCGTTATAAAAGGTAACTACGATAGACCGTTTTATTTCTCCGAAAATTTCTTCCAACTCTTTACGTCCAGCGTTTGGATTCTCCGATAAAAGTTTACGAATTTTGCCAGCCATCGTATCGTTTAAGTTTGGCTTTATCTTTATCTCTTTAATCAGATTATTAAAATCATTGCCTGAAGCAATAACATCGAGTACCCTGCAAGCACTCGTGCTCTTGCTCTGAAAAATACACTCTCCGCAAATTCTTTCATTGCAGTATTCGCAAAGTATTTTTGCGGCTCTTAACGCTTTACTATCTTCTTTCATTTTATCCTCCGAATACTCGTATTAATAAAGCAAGAGGAATAAGCAAAATGATAAACAGTATAAATGTCACTACCGCTCCTAATAGTGCCGCCACTAATACCGATATTACTGCTATATCAAATCGCCTATTCCTCATTGTTATCACCCAAACTCGTCAAAATCTACATCTTGTCCCATATCTGCCATCGTCTTGGGCTGTTCCCGTTTTTCCACGAATTCAAAGTTGTCGCAGATAACTTCCGTCACCCAATGCTTTTGCCCATCTTTTCCATCAAAGCTACGAATCTGTAATCTGCCTATAACCAATAACCGATGACCTTTTAAACAACTGTTACCGACCAGTTCTGCACTTTTCCCCCACAGTACGCAAGGAATAAAATCAGCTTCTCTTTTTCCGTCCTCGCTGGTAAATGGTCTGTCCACCGCCAATGTGAATATCGCAACTACCTTACCGCTGGCTGTGTATTTTACTTCAGGCTCTTTTGTTAATCTTCCCATTAAAACTATCTTATTCATATCATTTTCCTTTCTTGAATTTTCCCTCACTAATAAGTCCGTCAACAATTTCATTCGCAGTAATAAGTTTTAATTGAATACTTTCTATATCTTCATTAACCCCCTTCCTCATTTCTTCTATTTTTTCAGCGGTAAAACCAAAATCGTCAGCCAATCTTCGGAACATCGCCGCCTCAAAATCGTTAAGACACTCGTAATACGCATTCACATAAAATTCATATAGGTATTTTGACATCTGTTCTCTGTTTAATCCTTTTATATGTCTATGCGTATCTCTGCTTATCAAAATAAACTCACCTGCTCAAACTGTGCCGTTGGCTCAAATACAACTTCAAATAATGGTTTTTTAAAATGGTTCTTACAAGTCTGTATGCCGTCAAGCACGAATTTCTTTTTATCTTTTTCTGTTAACGATTTTTCTATTTTTTGTATTTCCTTAATAACTGCTTCTTCCTTTGTTTCGAATTGCTCGTTCCATACGCTTAACCCGTAAGCCCAGCCATGAATAGGAAAATTCGTATGTGACCCCGCTATCCACTTTCCGTTTGGGAATTGCATATACTCAATGGTCGCATGGAAAGGCCATTTATCGAAAAGTACATAACTGTTTTTTGGTTCAAAGTAAATTCCGTTAACACACCAACCGCAGTCATTTAATATCATTTCCCCTTGAAACCCGCACGATAACCATTTTTCATAGATAGCTCTATTTTCTCTTACTTTCCGCTCATCAAAAGTTCCCATTTTATCCCTCTATTCTTTTTACACAATCCAACAGTTTTGTATTCCCCAACACATAACCGTTGATTTTTTGCTCCTCTCTTTTATCACAAATTTCTTGGTACATATTCCGTAACTGTGCCCTTACTGTCGGCATATCTTTCGTAAGAGTTTGACATAAACTTTGCCAGCCGTATGCCCGTACCACTTGCTCAATTTCGGGTCGGCTGAATTTTGGTTTCCCATAACTTCCCGTTATACGGAGCTCTTTATCAATTTCCGCCCACGCTTCTGCCCACGGAAGAATGTCTGTACCATTTTTCTGTTCCACTAATTCCTTTGCGGCTTTATATACTACCGCAGGCACAGGTCTTTTTTCGTACTGTAACATTACCTTGTCGTATGCCGCACGAAGCACCTCAATAGGAATATCCTGCAATACTTGGACATAAGAAGCTATCATATTCCCATCTCCCGCACAGCCATATACCGCTAAAAAAGAAGTAGTTAACTGTACTCTGATTAGTTTGTTATCCGTTTTCATCACCACCCAATAAACTCATCGCCTGCTGACAACCAGCGTGTACATCGTTCCAACTTACGGATTTCTTTTCCCGCCTTGCCCAATTACGAATTGTAGCAAGGTAATCTTTATAGGTTCTCCCCGTAGATTTACAATACCCCGAAATATTTTCTATCCTCTGTTCCCAATCAAAAGGAAATTCAGCTTTTAACTTATCCATTTCCTTATCCGATAAAAGAATATTTCCATATTCACCATACCTATGTTTAGGCTCCTTATTAATTTTATTGTTATTTATAGTATTAATATTTATATTATTATCTTTAGATTTTCCTAACACCCCCGTATTAGATTTTTCTAAAACCCCCGTTAGATTTTCTTGGTACACCCCTTTAGAATTTTCTAATACCCTCGAATCCAATAAGTAAATCTTTCGTTTATAGTTTTGCTCAATGGTTATATCTATATACCCGCATTCAGCCAGCCTTTTTATTCCTACTGATATTGTCGCTTCATTCAGGTTATATAGTTCTGCGAAATATCGGTTCGTTGCAAAGCAGAAGCCTACTTTATTGGACAGGGCTGTTATCTCCCCATACAACAGCTTTTCTGTGGACGATAACCTTTCATCGTACCTCACCGTTGCGGGAATAATAGCATAATAACTTGGTCTTTCGTCCATTCTTGGCTCCTTTAACCATGTTCTTTCTCCCACTCTTTCAACATGGATTCAACTTCTTCTTTTGGTCTTACCTCAATGCCTTGCCGTTTACATTCTTCCTGCAGGTAATCGATAACCCTTGCCATCTCCTGCGAATTATAAACGCTGGAGCCATAGTACATATAAATGGTTTTCGGCTTTACCTTATCGCAGTAAGCAAACCACCCTAACCCGTTCATACACCAACGCTTACAGAAACTTTCTGCGGCTTCCTCACTTACGGCTTCCAAAATCTGAAACCTCCCGACATGCCATATGACACGCTTGTAAATTTCTTCTTTCGTGGTATTTAAAACCGTAGCAATCTCATCCGCCAATTTCCAAAAATATGCATTGGCTTTCAAGCTCCTCTTGGCTCTGTACGGAGTTAACTCATACTCCCCACCCGCCTTAAAACCTTGTACAATGCCGTCTATCTGCTTGCCGTAGGTAGATGGCACACCGATATTAAGAACGATGCCCGTGCCAAAATTAGTGGCGTTGATGGCTGTTGCCTTAAACCGCATTATTACCACCTACCAATGTGTACCTTGCATACGATACGGGCTCATCATAACGGTTTTTACACGATTCCATCTTTGCGTTAATCGTATAACCTTTCTTGTGCCGTAATGTGTGAATTACCGCAGAAAGCCTTGTCACACCTAAATCCTTAAAAGCGTCTAAACTTGTGATAGAACCGAAGTCGTTCATGTACTGTAATACTCTTTCCTGCTGTTTTCCCATTTTAATCACTCCTCTAAATAATTTCGTCCGATTAAATCGAACCACTCTTGTCTTGTATGGGATTTCTCAAATACTTCCTGACACTTCCGTTTTAACTCCAAATCCATTACCCTGTTGCCGTGAACACCATATCTGTTATCCCTATGGCACCGATAACATAACCAAACCTTAAACCCATTGCGTTCACTTATGTTACGCAACGAATTCATATAAATATGATGTTCTTCTAACCCAACGGAACTACCGCAAAAGTAACACCGTTTTTCATCTTGGATAATTGATTTCATTTATAGTTATCAAATAACGCAATTCTCTTTTCTACAAATTCTTTAACGCCTTCAAACCGAACATCGTCTTTCAAATGCAACAAACCCTTTAATGTCACATCTTCAAGGTTTTTCCATATATAACCGCCATCTTTCAGTCTTGCCTTGACTTCGATATGGTCGGGACTGATAATCCGCCAATTCTCTTCCTCGTCCAGCCTTTGTTTATTTTCTTTCATGGCTTTTTCTTTTTCACGCTCACCATAGACTTTATTGGCATACCGTTCAAAATCTTCTCTTTTATCGGGCAACGCAGGCGGTACATCGCCATCCTTGTTATCGTCGATACAGAACAACCCGCACAACGCATACTTTCGGGCGTAGGACGAAGCCGAACCCGTAATCTGACAATCGTCCATGCCTTTGCGGGAATCGGGAATCCTTGCATACCCAACGGAACCGATAGAATAAACCTCGTCTTTCTTCTCAATATCAATTAATTCAGCAACAGCCTTTACATAAGGTCTGCCTGCAACTTCCACCACTTCATCGGTTGCCCGTAACACACAGTTATTTTCCTTGCAAATCGGCTTTGCTTCTTCAAAAATCTTTTCGGCGCTTCTGTACTTAAACCCGCCAAAACTATTATCTTGGTCTTTCGTAACCTTTAAAGAGTTCTGTACCCGTAACAGTTTTTCAAAAATATTCATATTCCATTCCCCCGTAATTTTTTTAAATCTTCTATTATCTCGTCCAATTTATCCGCTATATCCATAACGGATTCATATTCGTCAGATATTAACTTGTTGTAATCCACTCCAAACGCTTTCGTCATTCCTTTTAAATGCCTGAAACTTGGTGCCCGCCTGCCACTTTCCCATGAGCCATATATCTCTCGGCTACAACCTATTAGAACAGCGGCTTCGGTTCTTGTTAATCCGTTTGCCGTCCGTAGCATTTTTAACCGCTCGCTAAATTTCATTCGCCACACGCCCAATCCCAATCGACCGCAGGCTCACCTTGTTCAGCGTCATACGCTTCGCAGTCAAAATAGGCAACCCCGGCAGGCAATTCATCGATAATACCCTCTGCGATGGCTTCGGCATTTTCATAAGCGTCATCATAATCAAACCCCGTTGTGTTAATCCGTAAATCTAACCCCACATTCGCAACGGTGAAATACTTATTATCCTGCTCAACTTCCATCACTCTGTTATCAAGCACTTTTACATCGGATTCATGCTCATATAACCTGCAGGTAGCGTCAAAGGCTTCTTCGGAGATTTCTTCCTCGTCTTTACGTTTTGCCATAGCGACTTTAAAGTAAGCATAGACCGAAACTTCGTACTCATAGCCATAACTTCTTGGCATGTCTATTCCCCCTTTATAAAACAATGCCCACAGCCAAGCCGATTACAAGCCCTACTGTCACGGGATATTCGTTCAAAATATCTTCGAACCAACTTGTTACACAAGCATAAGTCCACTCCAATGCGTTCAGTTTCATTTCATTTTCCTTTCCGTAACTCGTCCGCATAAGCCTTGTTGAAGTTCTCAATAACTTCCTTTTTTAAATTGCTATACGATACCGTTACCTTAATCTTTACCTTTTTCATTTTCGCATTTTTTTCTAATTCTCACATAAATTCTAATTTTCTTCGATTCTCAATCCAAAAAAAATTCAGGCTTCACATCTAGTGCTTTACAGATTAGTTTCAGCCTGTCAACGGTGAGCCTGATTTTCCCGTTGAGAATAGCGTTCAGCGTAGCAATATCGATACCCGACTTTTCGGCTACATAAGTCTGTTTCAGCCCGTTGGATTCGATATATTCTTTAATCCGCTGTGCGACTTCCATGACAACACCTCCTTCCGTTATTAATATTATATTAGATATTTTTGGAAAAATCAAGGTGTTTTTAAATATTTTTTCGATTTTTTTCAAAAATATTTCCAAATTAGTTTATAATGTAGTCAAGGGGGTGAAAGTTATGATGACTTTCGGAGAAAGAATGCGTATCGCAAGGGAAAACGCCAATCTAAAACAGGTCGATGTAAAAGAAAGGGCAAATATCAATAATCAAAACTTATCAAATTGGGAACGGGGTAATTCAGAGCCTTGTATTGCAGATTCGATTATATTGGCGGATTTATACGGAATCACGCTTGATGAGTTATTCGGACACAAACCAATAGGAAAGTACGGGATTCCCGCAGGACAGCTTTCCACGGTAGAAACACGGGTTATACTAAAACTACGGGCATTAAATAACGAGGGACAGTTAAAGGCGTTAGAGTATATTGATGATTTACAAGGTAACGGAAAATATAAAGAAAAAGAAAAAATTATATCCGCATAATAAAATGAACCCCCGTCACGTCTGACGAGGGTTCGAGGGGAAAATAGAAAGGATATAAAATGATGAAATGGGAAAATGAAAATGAAGAAGTTTTCTGTGGATATTATAGCGTATCGAATGTCAATTAGTCAAACTATGTTTGTGAGATTTTGTAAAATAAAAGAACGCACGGAGAATGTCAGTAAACCGTGCGTCCTTTTGAAGGGGTAACTATGGTATTACGCCTCGTACCATACAAATTCGGACGATTGTAAATTACGCTCGTCCTATAAACCGATAAGTCGGTTTGTTAACCGTGAGTTGGATTTACGCCAACAGCCTGCGGTTTAAACAACCACCGCTCTACCTTTGCCGTCAAACGACTTCTTGAGCTATCACGGCATAAACATAACCGCACAAAGTTCCGTATTTCTACGGCTTGCCTATTGTGTTGCTCGGCTATACTATTATTTTATCATAAAATGTCAAAATGTCAATGAAAGTTGGTTTCAATATGAATGTCGCTATCTACGCAAGGGTATCTACTGCCGCACAAGCCGAACACGGATATTCATTAAAAACACAAGTGGAAGCCTGCCGACAAAAAGCTATTGAACTTGGTGCCACTTCCATTAAGGAATATGTGGACGATGGGTATAGCGG